CCATTGGGAGAGTATGCAAAGACTGTTTGGTTATTGGATAACCATTTCCAAATCTGTAGCATATCTATTCTCCAGCGAGAATGTCGAGTTGTTCAGTGGTCAATTCGTCGATGTTGAGATAATCATAGTCCATAGTCGTTTCTCCAAAGAAAAGTGGTTTAGTGCGCTTTTTGCGGCGGCGGAAAACTTGCATGCAACCGGCGTGCCAACTTGCAAGTGCCCGAAAATCCGTTCGGCGCAGTGTGCCACGGCGTCAATTGTTTGACCGACTAAGGCATAGAGTGGTGCAAGTGCGTTAAGTGGCGGAAATTGCGGCGGTCAAAAATTTGACGGCAGTTTTCAAAAATTTGACGCACGGATATGGGAGGGCATGGCAACGGCTATGGGTGCATTTTTTGTGCCAAGGGAGCAAGTGCGACGTTTCGGCGTGTTGGAGGGGCGAGGGGCGGCGGTGCAGTGCGACATGGCACGCCGATTGCAGCCATATACAAGGACGGTGGCTGGGCGAGGGCGCAGCGTGTCAAAGGTGCCAACAGCGACCATTTTTGGGCGTGATGCGGCGCGGCTATGTTAGGATTGTGTCAGGACAGGATGGACGGGATGAGGACAGGAACGACTTAGTGCGTTAAGTGTATGAAATGCAACAGGAAACTCCTACTTTTGGACAAGATACTCTTATTTTTTTAAAGTGGAGGATAAAAAAAATAGGGGATAGAGAAAAACTAAACAAATAATACACTAGACGAGGAAAAAATAAAAAAAAAAAGAAATCAGTTTCAAAATGCCCGTCCATCCCGTCCATCCTGTCCACGTTGCCATTTTCCTGTTGCATTTCATACACTTGCTGCTATGCACAAACACAATTGACGCACTGCAACTATCCCGTCCATCCTGTCCAGATTTCAACAATCCTTCAACAATCCTTCAACAATTCACAATAAATATTATTGTATTTAAATAAAATCTATTGATCGGCCATTTTAACGCACTGCGCATCGATAGTATGACTTTAGTACAATGCTACGCATCAAAAAGTAGGATCAATAAATATTATTGTCAATAGATTCTATTGTCCTAACACAATCCTAACAAATGTAACAGTGCGTTACATATTACAAAAGGCTAATATGTTCATGGACTATTGGGCTATTGGATCAGTGGTTATTGGGCTATTGGGCTTGATGTGCTAGTGTTAATTGTCTAAAGGGGCAGGGGGGCATGAGTCTATATGATTAAGGGGGGGTGGGGCCAAAGTTGCAGTCTATTCATGGGTCGATTAGTCCCATTCAGCCGCTGCAACTAAAATCCCTAAACCCTTGACACATAGCGTCATAGATAAATAAAAACTAAAACCATAAACAATTTGACTTTCGTTGCCACTTTATATACACTTAGGTTTTGTGGCGGGGTGGAGCAGTGGTAGCTCGGCTGTTTCATACGCAGTATGTCGTTGGTTCAATTCCAGCCCCCGCTACCAGATGAACGATCTCCAAGGAGGCAATCGTGTCAGATGTCATCAGATACGTAAATAAAGAAACAGGCAAGTGGGAATCTATCGATGCGGTTAGTGGTGAGGTCATCACTAATGAGAAGATGTATACTCCTGAGAAGCGTATACCATACTCGTTGGATATAGCTCGTCAGCTATGTATGCTCATACGTGACGGTGCCAGTGCCAAAGATGCCTGCAACAAACTAAAGATCACATACAATACCTTCTGCCTGTGGAAATACAGATACCCTGACTTCAGAGAAGGGGTAATGGACGCTCGTAAAGATGCAGCGGAGATGTTTGCACACAAGGCTATGGAGGAGTTGGAAAATACTCCGGGCGATAAAATAGAGATGGACAGGATGAAACTAGCTGTTTCCACATACCAGTGGTTTGCTGAGAAGGCTGATCCACAGTCGTATGGTAAGCAGACTAAGATAACAGGGGATGCTTCCCAGCCCTTGACCCTCGTGGTTAATACTGGCATCCAACGAGGAGAGGAGCCATGATCGTTGGCAAAGTAGAGGAAATATCCACTGGATATAAGCCTAGGCCCTTCCAAGCGAAGATACATAGGAAGCTGAAGAGATTCAATGTTCTTGTGTGCCATCGTCGTTTTGGTAAGACTGTGCTTGCAATCAATGAGCTTATCGATCAGGCTCTCCGTTGCACGAACAAGAACCCGCAGTACTTCTACCTTGCGCCTACCTATAGTCAGGCGAAGAAGATCGCTTGGCAATATATAAAAGACTATACACGCTGCTTGCCCAATGTATCCACTAACGAACAGGAGCTTAGGCTCACTATCGAAAGACCTTCGCTAGGGGATAAGATAGTGTTCTATCTTCTTGGGGCAGAGAGCTATGACAACCATAGGGGACTATACTGGGACGGTGGTATACTGGACGAGTATGGCGATATGCACCCTGACGCATGGAGGAAGGTATTCCGTCCTGCGTTATCAGACCGTCTAGGCTGGGCCATCTTCCTTGGTACACCTAAGGGACAGAACCACTTCTACGACGTTTACTATGCTGGTAAGAAGTTGATGGAGGAAGGTAAGGATTGGTTCGTGGCCACGTTCAAAGCGAGTGAGACAGGGGTGGTACCTGAAGCTGAACTTCAGTCCGCTAGAGAAACCATGACCAAGGATGAGTATGAGCAGGAGTACGAGTGCAGTTTCAATGCGGCGTTGACTGGTGCATACTTTGGGCATGAGCTAGCTAGGGCTAGAGAGACAGGTCGCATACGTGCCATGTTACCTTATGACAGAGCGTTGCCTGTGGTCACTGGATGGGACTTAGGGATCAATGATACAACGTGCATATGGTTCGCTCAAATATACGATAGGGAAGTTAGGCTGATTGACTTCTATGAGGTCAGTGGCAAGGGGCTCCCATCGATTGTACCTGAGATTATGAAGAAGCCATATCACTATGATACACACTATCTACCCCACGATGCGAATGCTAGGTCGTTGGATACTGGGGTAACTAGGATAGAGACTCTCGTTGGTTTGGGCATGAAGAGAAACAGCCTGAGGGTTGTTGAGCGTCAGGCCATTCCCGATAGGATCAATGCTACTAGGATTCTGATTGATCGCTCTTACTTCAGTGAAGCCACTGTAGATAGGGGCCTTAACTGCTTGGCTAACTACCAGAGGGCATGGGATGAGAAGAGAAAGATATTCTCTGATACCCCACTTCATAACTGGGCGTCCAACGGAACAGATGCCTTTGGATATCTAGCACTTGGCTTAGGAATAAATTTGAGATATACTGGAAACCGAATCACTGATCTTCCACAAGAAGCTGATGGTGATTTCGACTTATTCTAGGAGATATTATGGCCATGATAATTGACCCACTAACTGGAAAAAAGACGTATACATATACTTCTGGAGAAACCATTACACGTTCCAGAGATAATGATTTCTGGGGTCAGGGTGGATATTCTAATAGGCCTGTTAGCTCTTGGGATTATTCTAAAGAAGGCCAGACACTTATGGGCCTTACTGATGTACTCTCCACATTTGGGAATAAGGATGTTGGAACTCTTCTTGGATCAGCCGCTGGAGTTAAACTTAGAGAAGTGAATCCAGAGATCGATGCTTATTATGAAGCCTACATACGGGAAGAACAGTCTAGGAAGCAGGCACAGAAAGTCTTTGGTGTTCAGAATACCGTACTCACTGGAGCAGGCGGAACTGCTTCTGCTGGTAAGACGGCTATTGGATCAGCTAGCTATATTTAGGAGATATGATGGAAAACAAACACGTTGAAACGATTGTACGTGAGTTCACCTATGCCAAGAGCAATAGAACCAATTGGGAAACCTATTGGGCCGAGTTGGCTAAATACATTCAGCCAATGAAGAACGATGTCTATGGTTCAAGGGCTCAGGGTGAAAAACGTGGCCACGAACTCTATGATGGTGAGGCTATTCAGTGCAATGAGACACTAGCTGCCTATCTCCATACTATGCTCACAAACCCTTCAACACATTTTCTTGGATTTGATCCACGAAGACAAGACCTTACGGACAATGACAATGTAAAGTCTTTCCTTGGTCAGGTTACAAATACCTTCCACTCTGTGTTGAATAACTCTAATTTTCAGACAGAGATTCACGAAGTCTATCTCGATCTTGGTTCTATAGGGACATCCGTTATGTTCATTGAGGAGGACGATAAGAACATTATCAACTTCTCAACAAGAAATATTTGGGAATGTTATCCTGTGGAGAACTCCTCAGGAACAGTTGACACCTTATATAGATCATTCAAGTGGCCTCTTTCTAAGATAGCCGACAAGTGGCCAGAAGCCCTTAGCCAAGAAATGCGTGAGCGTTTGGTAGTCGCACCTCAGGAAGAGTATGAGATTGTGCATTGTGTAAAACCTAGAGCCTCCAAGGATCGTCCCTATGGCGATTTGTATGGGCCTAAGAGCATGCCATTCAGTTCTACGTATGTCCTTATGAAGGACAAGACACTACTTGAGGAAGATGGATTCGAGGAATTTCCTTTCATTGTTCCTCGTTGGACAAAGCTCGCTGGGGAAACCTATGGCAGATCATGTGGGATGAAAGCCCTTCCAGATATCAAGACACTTAATAAAATGGCCGAGATTACTCTTAAAGCGGCCCAATTAAATATCGCTCCCCCTTTCAACGTTCCAGACGACGGCTACCATGGTGGCCTTAAACTGAAACCCCTTGGAATTAATTATTACAGAGCTGGCACAAAAGATCGTGCAGAACCTATGCTTACTGGTGTTCGTACTGATATCGGTCTGGACATGATGAACGTTATACGCTCTAAGATACAGAGAGCCTTTTTCGTGGATAAGATGGCTCTTAGAGAGGGCCCTCAGAAGACGGCAGCTGAAGTTAATAGGCTCAGCGAAGATGACCTCAGAGCAATGGCCCCTGTTCTTGGTAGACAACACAATGAGACCCTGAAGCCCTTGGCCACAAGAGTCCTTGGTATCCTTAACAGAAAGAAACTTCTTCCTCCAGTTCCAACAGAACTTAAAGGGGTAGACGTTGATATTGTGTATTCTTCTCAGATCGCCAAAGTCCAGAAGATCAATGAGGCCAATAATTTCCTCCGTGGTATTCAGGCGGCTGGACAACTCTTAGGAGTTAAGCCCGAACTTCTCGATAACATTGATGGAGATAAAGCAGTGCGCTATATTCTTCGTGCATATTCTGCTCCTGAAATTGCTATTGCCAAAGAGAGTACTATTAGAGATACTAGAGCCGCTAGAGCAAAAGCACAGCAGGAACAAGTTGAAATGCAGAAGAGCCAAGCTGGTGCCGAGACTCTTAATAAGATGGCCCCAATGATGGGACAAATAGCAGGCGGTGAATAGTGGATTTATTTAAAATTGCGAAGGAACGAACTAAAGTCATACAGGCCTATAGGGATTTCTTCGCATCACCTACGGGAAAAATTATTCTCGATGATTTGATGTCTGAGTGTAATTTCGCTAAACCAACAATAGATAGTACCGATAGAGAAACATTTTTCAACGAGGGTAAACGGAATGTATTCCTTTATATCCTCACTAAAGCAACCATCGATCCTAAGGAAGTATTCAAACGAATAGTAACCGAAGGACAATCAATAGGAGAAGAGAATGACGGTAATTAGTAGTGGGATTTCAACAGACAGTGCGGGCAACACAGGAACAGGGAACGCAAATGCGCAAACAGACACTGGAAATATTCCTGAGTTTTTGAAAGGTGTGGATGCATCCTTGGCTTCCGATCCCTCAGTAAAGAACTACACAAACATGAATGACTTTGTTAAAAGTTTCATCCATTCACAGAAAATGGTTGGAGCTGATAAGATTGTTGTCCCCCAAAAAGGTGCTGATGAAAAAGTATGGGGAGATGTATTCAAGAAGTTGGGCCTTCCTGATTCCTTGGATAAGTATGAAGTACAGAAAGCACAGAACTCTAAACTCGATGACGCTCGTTTTGGAAAACTTAAAGAGACACTCTTTAAGCAGGGCGTACTTCCCCACCAAGCGAAAGGTATTGTAGACCTCATGGAAGCTGAAGAAGCCGGACTTGAAGCGGCTCTTATAGAGCAACGTAAGCAACAGGTATCTGAGGGCCTAAATAAGCTCAAGACAGAATGGGGCGCAGCCTATGATTCTGAGGTTAAGAAAGCTGCTAATACTGCGGTTAAGGTCGGTGGTAAAGAATTTATCGAGTACCTTGAGCGGACTGGTCTCGGAGATGATCCTCAGATTATTAAGATGTTAGCTAAGTTTGGTGGAATGATTGGGGAAAAAGGCTTAACTGGTGAAGGCGATTCTGGGGCTAGAACTCCTGAACAGCTTAAATCTAGGCTTCAGCAACTTCAGTCTGACATTAAGAGTCCTTATTATGATGCCCAAAATCCTCAGCACACTGCTGCTAAACAGGAAGTTGAGGCTATCTATAAGGCCCTGTACCCTGATATGAAATAAATTTTTGTGGGGTGTTGACACGAATCGTCTAAATCATTTATACTTAGTTTAAGTGGTTTAGGATAAGCGGAAACGCCCCATAAAACAACCACTAGATGAAGCCGAAAGGACAACTCATCGAATGGTTCGTAACTAACTTTAATTATTTTTGGAGGATTTTTATGGGAACAACTATCGCAGAATGGCAAGTAAAGCAGTACGGAAATAACGTACTCCACTTGTCCCAACAACAAGGTTCTGTCCTTGAGCAAATTTGCCGCAAGGAAAACATGACCGGAAGTATCGCTAAATTTTTCGACAAGATCGGTACAACTACTGCTCTCGTTCGTGGTGCCAAGAACTCTGACACCCCTAACGTAGACATGGAACATGGCAGACGTAGACTTTCAACTGCTGCTTATAACTGGGCAACTATGGTTGACAGTATTGAGAAGCTTAAGCAAGTCCACTCTCCTGAGTCCGAATACCTCAAAGCAGCCCTCATGGCTTTTGGCCGTCGTAAGGATCAAATCATCCTTAACGCTCTCGAAGGTACTGTTTTCGAGGGTGAAGAAGGTGTAACATCTGTGACTTTTCCCACAAGCAAGAAAGTTGCTTCTGTTAAGTCCGGTTCCCTTTCTTCTCTTAACGTAGGAACTCTCCGCCGCATTAAGTTGATGTTCGACAAGATGGACGTTGACCCTATGCTCCAGCGTTATTTCATCTGTTCCCCTGACGAAATTTACGCTATGCTCGGCGAACTCGAAGTAACCAACATTGACTATAACAATGTTAAGGCCCTTGCTGAAGGTCGTGTGGATAGCTTCATGGGCTTCAAGTTCCTTACGACTAACCTCATCCAACTTGGAAACCAGACTGGTTCTGATAAGTTTAGCACTACTACTGGTCTCTATGCTGCTGGTGGAACACTCGCAGGAGACACAGCTCGTCGTTGTTTCGCAGTCGTAGGCGGTGGCCCCATTCTTGGTATCGATGAAGAGATCAAGACTGAAATGGGCCCTAGAGCAGACAAGAACTACAACAACCAGATTTATGTTGAAATGTCTCTCGGCGCAATGCGTATGGAAGACGAAAAGGTAATTCAGGTTTACTGTTCTTAATTAAATTTTTAGGGGGGCTTCGGCCCCCTTTATTGGAGGTTTTATGGCTTATAGTGTAAATTATACAAAACAAAATGTGAACGTTCCTCCTAGCATCATCCCTCAGGGTGAATGTAATGCTAGAGTTAAAGTTCAGTACGATGAGTTTTCTCATACAGTAGCCCCCTCTACTAATGACGAAGTGGAATTTCTTCCTCTTCCTCAGGGTGCTCGTATCCTCAATGCTATCGTTTCCCACGGTTCTCTCGGTTCCAATGGACTTGTAGCTCTTGGATGGAAAGCTACAGCATCTGAAGCTGCTGACGATGATGGATTTGTTGTTGCTGGTGCTACTAAGAACACAGCTCTTGTAAAAGAGATGAATGCTACAGCTGGCACTGCTGGCCAATTCAAAAAATTTGCTGAAGCAGTTACTCCTGTGCTTAAGTTCACAGATGGCCCTACAGCAGCTTCTGCAACTTATAAGGTTGCAATTTTCTACACAATCGACTAAAATGGCTATGGGGGTTGCGGATAAAACCGTGACCCTCACCATTCTTTAGGAGGTTACATGGCTTTCACTGAAATAGAAGTGGCTAATATAGCCCTTACTAAAATTGGCTCAGAAAGAATCAGTTCACTCAATGAGGCCACTAACACAGCTAGAACTGTAAATACTTGTTTCCATTTTGTTAGGAAACAGGTTCTTTCTCATGGTGTTTGGAACTTCGCCATGAAGAACTCTACACTATCAAAGCTCCCCACATCATCGAATCCTGAATTTGCTTCAGAGTTTCAGTTACCATCTTCCTGCCTGAAAGTTGTTAAACTTAATGGCCAATCTAACATTCCCTTTCGTGTTGAGGGGGATAGGTTATTTTGTGATTTGGACGAAGTAAGCGTGAAATATATTGATGATATTGAAAACGCCGGACTGTTTGCTATAGAATTTATTGAGGCTTTTACCCATAAATTAGCAGCAGATATATGCTTTAGATTGACTCAAAATCAATCAAGAGCGAACCAACTTGCAACCGAATACCATCAGTTAGTTCTTCCTATGACTCGTTTGATCGATGCACAGGAAAGTGCTGGTGATACTTTTGAGGTTACAGACCTTACAGATGTGAGGTTCTAATGGCACGTTTTATCCAACTACAGAACTCGTTCGCCTCTGGTGAATTATCTGAAAAGATGATGGCCAGAACTGATTTAGATATCGCTAAGAATGGGGCTAAACTAATTGAAAATATGGAGATTCTCCCTGAGGGTGGAGTAACTAAACGAAATGGATTTAGTATTCAATACATCGACTCTATTGGAGCACCATTTACTCCAGATTTTATTGGATGGGAATTTATTGAGTTTAAAACGACAGATGGAAAAATTTTCTTAATACAGATAATGCTCCCAGTCAATCCCAATGCATCTTTTACCTATATTTTATACTCCTCTGTAGTAGATGGGGTTATATCTGAAAATACGCAACTAGGGTCGCCACAGAATTACCCAATAGGGAAACCGACTGATTGGATTCAATTAGGAGATACACTGATAATAACTTTTTCGGGTTCTGAGCCTTTTATTATATATTATTCCCAAGGAGAACTTGGTCTAGTTTCCTATTATAATTTCATAAATAAAAGTTCTTCTTATCTTAGTTGCCCTATGACCTACAGAGGGTCAATTGATTCTAAAATTTCTGTAAATGCATTGAATACCTCATTAGGAGCTAACAGATTATTTGCGTGGTACAATACTGTTGGGACTACATATGTTCCATATCCACTATTTAAGGTTTCACAGAAATCCACATATTGGGGTTTACATACTAAGTTTGCTTTAAACCATAGTTCGTCCACAACTGATTATCTATTTAAGACATCATTCCACGATATAAATATAGATGGAAATAGTGTTCCACGATTAGTAGGCACTATACAAGCTAATCTATATGATATAGTAGCTAGCTCCTCATCAGGACTAACATCTGGATGTAGGATGAAATACACATCCAATGGTATGGAACGATATGGGTTTTTACGTCTAATAACAGGCTCAACATGGCACCTAGTCGAAAGTTTTGACCAAACATGGTCATCCCCATATACCGCAATATCCTTTCAAGTAGCAGGAGCTATAACACTAACCGCAATGGAACTTACAGAAGTTCCAGCAAATACAGAATTTCCCGCATTAGCTTCAGCTAAGACGAACTCCTACTCAGAAGCTATATTTAGCACTTCATTCGGATTCCCTACAACAGTAGGTATGGTGGATGGTAGGTTAGTATTCTCCGGTGTAGAAGGCTTTTCAAATATGCTTTTTGCATCTTCTGTATACAACCTTTTTTATTTAAATCCGGTAAAATTAAGACAGGACGATCAAACTTATTATAAAGTAAATACAAAAGCTTCTGATATATCTGGCCTTAATTACTTTGGTAGTTCTTCACAGGACGATCCAAAGCAATTATCAATAAGTTCATCTTCTGTTAATAGCGTTAAATGGATAAAATCTGTAGGAAAATTTACTGTAGTTGGAACAGAATCAGATGAATCCATTCTAAGTTTAGACTACTCAGGAACAGATGTCGTGGCTAAGACTACGGCAGTTTCCTCTTTTGGCTCTTTAAATACAAACGCCGTATCAAGTAGTGGTAATACGTATTTTATCTCAAAATACAATGAACTAATTCAATTAGTTCCAAATGTAGATGAAGGGGTTAAAGCTGGAAATATTTCCGCACTAAACTCTACAATTATCGATTTCCTAGTGGACTCTTTAATTTTTGATGATAGAAAACAGTGCCTATATATCCTGCCAAAGGGGGAGAATAAGATTATAGGATATTCAATTAGTAAATTAACTGGGGTAAGTGGTTTCTTTAGATACGTAATAGCTCCACCACCTATAGGAACACATTTCCTAAATGGCGGTTGTATGCTTAATGGAGAATTACTATTCGTATTTCATGGGGTAGTTAATGGGGCATATGATAAACTTGGATTTATGCGTAAAAATTCAACCTATACTGATTATGTCTCCACACCATTTACTGCCAGAGTGGAACTACTTCCCTATGATTTTGGTAATCCATATGGTACCGCACTGACAACAATGCGCAGACTTCATTCAATAGGTGTTAAGTTATACAAAACATCCGCCTGTAGTATTGGTTCTAGTATTACTAATATGGAGGATTTGATATTGGATTCCTTAGAATTTACAGGAGAAAAACTTGTAAATTTTCCAGCTTCTCCAGATACTTCTCCTAGAGTTATTTTTGAGAGTTCTGCCGATTTACCTTTGACTATACTTGGTGTAGTATTTAAAGGGGAGGCCTTTGAATGAATGAATTACTTATAGCTGGAGCTGTTGGGTACGCTTTTAGTGCATATAATTCTTATATGTCCCTTAAGGAATCTAGGAAATCTAAACTTGAAGAACAAGCTCTTAGAACTAGGGAAGCTTCCGAAATAGCCGAAAAATACAAAGCAAATATTAGTTTAACCGAACGCAAGGGCCTTCAGGAAATTTCTAATATGTCCGGTGGAAGGGCTAGTTTCTACGCTAGTGAATCCAGTTTGGCATTGATGACTGAACGCTATTCAAATCTTATAGACAATATTTCAAATATGCGTAAGGAAGCTGATTATGCAGTTTCTATGCGTTTACGTGAAGCAGATATTGCCGGATCACAGGCAGCGGCGTATAATAGGGCCACATTGCCAACAGCGATTGGCGGTGCACTACAGACAGCTGGGGCATTCGGTAAAGCTACTGGCTAGTCATCTTAATAGGAGTTACCATGCAATTTGACGCAACAGAACCTAGGCTCTTAGATACTGGTGTGGATAGACAACAACCATTAACAGGTGCTAATGCGGCTGTATATGACCAATGGGCAAAAGTTGGAGCAACGGCAGGCCAGTTTGCTTTGGATGTTTTTGAGAAAAGAGAAAGAGCTATTGCTCAGAACTACACACTAAAAGCTGATAGTGAGATGAGCCTTAGACTTCAGCAGTACCAAGATGATTTGGACAAGTACAACGTCGATGGTTTCATCGATGGTAAGTCTACATCAGACTTGATGAATGAGCGTATTAAGACAATGAGTGAAGACTACTTGGCTAAGGCCCCTAATAACTTTGCCAAGACGATGTTGCCCTCGGCCCTAACTAAAACTGGCGATGTTGCCCTGCTTAACGCTGATAAGAAATTTACAGCCTATGTTGCAGACGCTTCTTCTCGTCGTGTAGAGGACTTCACTAAGGCGAGTATAAACAAATTTGCTTTTGATGCCGACTATACGGACATCTCCCCAGTTCTTGACGAACTGGATATGCAGATAAATAAAGAGTATGGGAATCGTCCTATAACTACTCTTGAGCAGGATAGGAAGAAACGTACTAAAGATTTATATGAGACCCATGCTACTAGAGCTATTTCCATAAAGGATGAACAGGGTATTAAGGACTCACTCCTCTCCTTGATAGGTAATAAAGGCTTCTCAACTTTCATAGAGAAATTTGATAGGACACCATCTAAGATTGGAATACGTCAACCCGATGGTTCCTATATAGCTATCGATACGGCTACTGGTGATAAGTCTCAAGTATTCCTTTCTAAGGATCAATTCAAAGAGGCACCCCTTGTAAATATCTCCACTGGAGATACATACGATTTTAATGGCCCAGAATTGTCCCGTGTTCAGAATGCGCTTACCCAAGATGAGGCTAATTCTTGGACATCAAAACTTATTGATACATACTTCGATATTAAAAAAAAAAAGAAAGATAACTTAACTGATGAGGTTAATCGTTATTCTAAATCCTTAGGATCGCAACCAACACTGGCCTTCTCTCCTAAAGTCAGACAGGAGAAGGAGAATCTTATCCTGAAAGTTATGGATTCAAATCAGGATATTGAGGATAAGATCAATCAGCTTGGAAAGATAGCTATCAGTACTGGTGGTGCTGTTGTAAATGATGTTACCAAGATGACGGTATCTGATATGGGCAACCGTTCAAGAGAGCAGTTAATGGCCGATACTAAGGAAAAAAGTATTAATCAGGCCATGGAAATAATAAAGACCCTGAACGATAATGGTAAGACAGAGTTGGCTAAAGCCTTTGAGGAAAAGGTCAAGACCGATACATATTTCGATGGAGACATTAACGCTGAAGCCGATAACTCCTTCACCATGCAGGAGAAGAATAAGGAAGATTTCAGTAGAGACCCTATTGGCAATACCAGCCTTAGATATAGAAACGAAGGCATAGATCAACTTATAGCTACGAATATCTTTTCTAAAGATGCCGATATTGAATCTCTTTTGAAATTACAAACAGAGAAGCCCAAGCTGGCACTTAGTATGCAGGATAGACAGGAAGAACTCTATCAGCAGGCAAGTAAATTATCTGTTGGAGCTGTCAGGGAAGTTCTTACAAAAGATCAAGCATCAGAATTGCTTTCTCGTATAGAGACAGAAAAAGACCCTGTTAAACTCCACGATACCCTTAGCAAGGCTATTTGGTTATTTAAAGGTGATACAAAGAAATTTCGTTTAGCTATGGAGCAGATTAAGAAACCAGAGTTGGCTTCTGCCCTTGCTCTTAGTAAGAATATGACAACAACTTTAACAATTCTTGATGCCTATTCTAAAGGGAAGGCATATGAAGATGCCGTTAAATCCTTGTCTGGAGTTAAGAGAGAGGATATAAAGGCTTCAATCTTTAAGGATAAGAAGTTTAGAGCGCAATACAATGCGTTACTTTCTTCAAGTGACCCAGAGGGAGCTACAAGATTCCACGAGTTGGTAACCGATATGGCCCTTCTTGTTAAAGCTAGAAGTGGAAGCACTGTGCCTACAGACACAAATGCAGCTAAATACGTTTCTGGTATGCTATTCGGTGATAGAGAGCTGTTCTCCGGTAACGGTGGAGCTACTTTGTATGATCCTAAGATCACATCAGCAGAAGCACTTGAGGTTACCGAAGAGAACGTCCGTGGTTTAGCTCGATATGCTAATATCATAGTTCCAGAAAATGAAGAACATGATAGATACATAAACAACCTATCCAAAACAGCCCAATATAAGAGTATTGGTGATGGCCTCTATGCAGTTAAATCCACCACCGTAAAAGATGGCGTAGCTGTTGAGGACTATGTTTTCATACGTAACCCCGTAACTGGGAAGACAGAGTATTGGACTGTTACAGCAGAAGAGATTAATACCTATTATGCCAAACTTAAAGCAAGCCATGGAGCTGCTGGTTTGGATATACCAATATCTGGTCAAGGTACAGCTGGTATGTTTAATCCCACTGGAGTAACAACTCAAAATACTCGATCACCTAACAGTGCTATCTCTCAAGCTGGGGCTGGTGTACTAAAACCAAGATTTACACCAAAAGGCCTCGCTTCCAATGTAATTGGTAACTGGGGTGATAATGATTCCCATATGAGACAAGTCCTTTTTAGAGAAACAACAAGTGCGTCGCCCACACTACGTGCTGCTGGAATCCCATTTGGTAGGAGCAAACGTCATGGTATGGATATACCACTCACTTCTTTCCTGCCTATTGGGCGGCCTAATGATGAGGCCAATAGACAATTAGCCTATGGTCTTACAGTCCGATATGCAGATAGTATTCTTAAAGATGATCCTACATGGGTTTCCTTTAAAAAGAATGGATATAAATTCAAAACAGGAACACCTGAATGGCAGGCCAATAAGATTGATGAGTGGGCCTCCAAGGGTTACAACACTGCATCAAAAGAAGCACAAGATGGTATGAGAGTTTTCCTCGGTTTGGACTATAAGCACTTATCTCCACAAGCCTATAAAGTAATGGCACAATTGAACTACTCAGAAGGGCAAGGTGCAGCTTTTGCTAAGGAACATAGAGAAGTTCTTAAACAAGCTTTGCTTAATGATGATGCCTATGCTATGACTAAGGTACTGACAAAGTTTAAGAACTACACTATTAATGGTGATCCACTAAACGCTTATGGGAAAATGGTGCTTTCATGGTTGATTCAGTAATTCCAAATGATCCCAATAAACTCCAACCAATTCAACTCAATCCTATTGAGAGACAGGCTTTTGAACAACAGAGCCAAGAGCAACGTTGGATGGAATTTAATCAACAAGTTATACCGACTACATTCCAAGAAATGCTATCTTCTTCTTTCGATATGGCGTATCAGCATGGCCTAGGTATGAAGACTTATAACCTAGCCACTAGACTTACTAGTGATGCCCCTAAGGTTCCTGCTAAGGAATTGAATGAACGTTACAAAACGGATATGTTTAAATACGATGTATCTGAGGAACAGGCCAATGATCTCCTAGCCTTAGTTAAACGAAAGGCAGAACTAGGTAGAATCATCGAATCTGGTGATGGCTCATTCTGGGGAGACAAAGTTCCTTGGTTCGCTGGCTCTATGGCAGGATGGTTCGTTGATCCTACATCCATACCAACGATGATTGCAGGGAATGCGGCTGGTAGTTACGCTACAAAACTGGCGGCTCAAATAGGTACAACAGCAGTAAAAGCGAAGATCGCTGGATACGCTACAGAATCAATTGCAACTGGTCTTCTACAGGCCACAGGGTCACAGGCCCTTGCCCCTGAAGCTCTTGAAGAGAGATCAGCGAAGCAGTTTGCTATAGACATGGGAACTGGTATGGTTGGTGATGCTGTGTTCCTAGGATTGGGTGCGGCTGGTAAACGTATGCTTAAGGCTATGGGCAAAGCTATTCCATCAGAGGGGCCATTAGGTGACAAAGTAAAGACTATGCCAAAAGAGAAGGCCTCCAATGCTCAGGCATATGCTCAAGAAGCCTTCGCTTCTGGTAAAAAGATTGACGCAGAGAAAATACTTAATACTCCTGAAGTTAAGGTTCCCGACTCAGCTAAGGCAGAGATGCCTAACGATGTTGTCTATGTAAAACAGACTAACGATGGTGAAATTATTGCTAGCGAAGTGGCTGGTAAAAAGGGCGTAGAAGTTACTTCTAACATCGATGATGTAGCCAGTGGGAATGGTAAAGCCATTGCCATAAACTTTCCCGATGCTGATGCTGTTATTGATGCAAAAACGAATGGAGCCATTCTCGTAGCTAGATATAACGAGTTCTTAAGAGAAAAACTAATACCATTAACTACAGAAAATACTACTGTAACAAGTAGGCCTAGGATTCCTGATGAGGATGATACTATTAACGTGTACCATTCCACTGATGCTAATTTTCTCGACTTTAGCCCAGAAACTAGAGGCCATCTAGTTAGTTTCCACGATATAAAAAAGAAAGCCGAAATGTATGGTAGGGAACATATTCACCAAAGACAGATTCAAAAATCAAGAACAGTGGATTTGACATCGGAATTAGATACTGGTCGGATCAATGAAGATGGTTCTATTACACTATATGATACTTCAGAGACTAAACAAGGAATAATAGATATCCTTCTTGATGCTGATCCAGATGAAATAGAAATTCTAAGTTCTGATGCATTTAGTAGTGGCTATTTATTACGAGATTTACTACGTTGGTATGATAGTGGCTCTACTTCTCCTATACCCGATTTAGCTGGCATGCTTAGCTATGTAAAATCCAAAGATTTTATGTACTATCTACTTGGGAATATAGACGCTTTTGATCGAGTGAAAATACATATATCGAAGTTATTTGATGCAGCGGAGACAGCCACAAAACTATCGGAGAATGCCTCCAATAAACCAATATTTATTGAAAATGCCATTTTTGCGGAACTAGATAGACAAATGCATAAATTAGACACATCCACAATCTCCCCTAGCATATTAAATGAAGTTCGGGTAAAAACTTATGAAATAGCTAATGCGTATGCTGGGCTCGTAGACAGTACCTATAAAGATGGTAAGGATACTATTATTGGAACTATCATGTCATTGTTAATACATTATTATGAGATTACAAAATCTGATACAGCTAAGAAAATAAGTTCTCTTCTATCAGCTAATGATATGGACGCTATTCGTATTAGGCATGGTGGCGCAACAGGAAATCACTACATGCTATCTGAAGTAGGACTTTCCCCTACTGTAAATTCAGTGAATAAAGAAGAAGTACTGACTAAATATGGGCAATTTATGGATGTCCTTAGTGATCTACTAGATACACAATTAGATGGCCATACTATAGCCAAGGTAATGCAAGCACGTGATCCCCATTTATATAATGAATATCTAACGTATTTATCAGATAGGGGTATAAAAGGAATCGATTTTGGTGATAAGAAAGTAGTGCTTGATCCTGAGTATCTTCCTTCAGAAGAAGTACAAATCGATTCAACTAAGTTGGAACCTACAGGAAATAAGGCCGAACTTTCCTCTAAACTTACATCAGAAGAAATGGACATGGAGTATAGTAAAGAGGCTCTCGATTCTGTAGGAAAAGCAAATGAAGCTATGGGCCCTGAGGTAAGTAGGAATTTTGATGAGGAAGCTACTGGACTCCTTAATGAACTATCGACTAATGAGGGAGAATCTTCTATTATTAAACAGGATGTTGAGACATTGAAAGAAGAAATGAAAGTCCATTCTCATGTCGAAACAGCCATTAAGGCATTTGTTTCCTGCGTATTAAAAGGATAATTTATGGCTAATTGTTTAGAGAACTTGGCTCAGAGTTTCGCTAATAGAATCCCTGAAAGAGATATGGCCATACTCCAGAGAAAATTGGATAATCTCCATAAGGAATTTGCTGGAAACCCTGCGGAATTTAGAGAAGCAGCTTTTGATATGCTCAACGAATATCGAGTAAACTATCAGGCTGATCTTGTTCGTAGGGCTAATGACCTAGCTATTTATAGCAGCAATATCCAACAAGCAGAACGTATGTTCGCTAATAACGATTTTGTTGGCGCAATAGACTCCTTACTATCTAGGACAGGAAGATACCAGCGTACCAATATCGAAGCTTCGGTTGACTCCACGATAGCTCAGAATGGTAATGCTATGGTGGCTATATTTAACAAGCACATGCCCAATGGGGAGTGGAAAGTTTACCTAAATGATACTTCTATAACTAAAGATATTTTCGTAGAAGTACATAACCTAGGGCAGCTGGACAGTGGTAAGCCCCCCTATAAAGACACAAACAATCCAGTTGCAAAACAGCTGGCCAAGGCCGTAAAAGAATGGAACGATTACATGTTTATCCAGAAAAGAAAGGCTGGATTTACATTGGAACATCGTTCTGATTACGTCGTGGGTATGCAATACAATGCTCAAAACATTAGAGCAGCTTTGCCCGATGCACAGGCAGCGATATCTTTCTATAGAGAAATCCTTGATATTCCTAGACTTAAGAAAGAATTTGGCCTTAAAACTGAAGCTGATGTAGATGCCCATATAACTGAGCTTTACAATACCTTATCCGAAAAAGACTTTACTGTCGGCCTAGCTGAGGAGGGTAGCCCTAGAGCCGCTAACCTTCTAGGCTCACTTGACTATAGAATATCTAGGTCTAGGACTCTTCCCTATAAAAGCCCAGAAGCCTTCTATGAAGCTTTCTCCAAACTTGGCCAAGAGAACCTTTTCGCTGCTATGTTCAGTGGCCTAAAGAAAGAGAGCAGGATAATTGGAAGGGCTGCTGTCCTTGGGACAGATGCCTCTATGGGATTCAAGAAATTTTATTTAGAGACACTGAGAAAGGCTAAGGCCGCTGGAGATGAGAAAGCTATACAGACTTTAACTGCAAACGAGAAAGTCTATGAGCAACGTCTTCGTTTGGCCGCTGGACTTCTTAGGCATCCTGCCGATGGGATAGTGGCTAAGGGAATTTCAGCAGCACACATGACCGCTAACCTACACCTATTAGGAGGCGCAGCATTGGCCGCTGGCCCTACTGATATTGCTTTCGGAATGTCAATGCAGATGGGGGCCACTAGCAACAATGCTATATCTGCCTTCTTCGAGCAGATCGGAAACATGAAGGCAACGCTATCTAAAGGGACTCGTGAGGAGTTGGCCAAAGAACTCGATCTCATGTTGCCAATGATCCTCGATGATATGTTCATGGATTCTATGGGAACACCAGAGCTTGCTGCTAAGAATAACACAGGCCCTATAATGAAGAGTTTGAGCTATGTCCATGAGAAGTTTATGGCAGCCACTCTTATTAAACAGGGGGCTATTGGCGGTAGAACATGGTCAGGGAGAGTGATAGCCAAGGCTGTTGCCATGGGTGATTCAGCTACTACGAGATGGCTTGGTAACTATGGAATAACTGATGCCAATGATATTGCTTTCTTGAAGGCAGGGACACACGATGGTTATGTTTCTGTAGAGAAGTTAGGTGATATTACGATCGATGAGTACAAGGCCATTATTGGAAATAAAACAAAGACAGTTTCCAAGACTGTTGAGAATCCCGATGGCTCTGTATCGTTTATGAATGAAGAAGTTCCTTGGGCTGATACAGACTATATGCGACATAAGACAAAAACTATTAACGCATATAGGCAGATGGTGTGGGACTATGCTCATATGAGTTCTCCTACACCAACAAGGCAGATGGGTTATAAGATATTTGGTGATGCTGATCCTAATACATTTATGGGAGCAGCAAACAGATTCATTGGGATGTATAAATCATTTATGTTTGCTGTCTATACTAACCTAGCAGAATCACTGTACCGTGGGAAGAATGGGGCAAGCCGTTCGTGGTTGGATGGCCACCTTGGTATGCACTTGCTATTGGGTACAATGGCAGGAGCTGGGGTCGTATGGCTTAAGGATATTGCTAAAGGAAAAACGCCTAGTGATCCATCTAATCCCTCCTTCTGGTTGAAGGCCATGGATCAGAGTGGAACCACTGGATTGTTTGGAAGTATTGTATTCGCTATGGCCGGAGACACATACGCTAGAGGTAAGCAGGACTTCCCTTCTGACATAGGTGGCCCAATCATCGGAAGAATGATTCCAGATGCAATCGATGTAGGTTCTGCATTGTTCAATGAAGGTAAGATAGTGGCTGGAGAAACATTCGGAATGGACACAAGTTCTGTTACTGATCCAGAATTACTAAATCTTCTTGGAAGAAAATCACTTCGTTGGGCCCCCGGAACTAATCTTTGGTTTTCTGAAGCATTGCTAAAACACTGGTTTCTTGATAGAATGAACGGAGCCCTTAATCCTAGATATGATAGCCTTGAAAGGGCTCGTATGGAGCAGGCTTCTGGTAATCTTTGGGAACAAACTAAGTATCTGGAGGAGTAATCCATGGGAATAACTAATGAAAATGTAAGTCAAACATTCACAGCTACGGCTGGTCAGACTGTTTTTATATTCAGTTTGAATTTCTTTGCGACATCTACAATCAAAGTAAAGAAGAATGGAACGCTGCTCAATGCTCCAGAGTACTCTTTAGGTTCTCTTCTTGGATCAGTTCCTTATACTGGCGGCACAATCACCCTAACTACTGGTGCATCCCTTGATGATAGTATTGAAATCTATAGAGATGTGTCCTTTACAATCGACCAATTCCTAGCCCTAAATGATATCTTTGCAGCGAAAGCTCCTGCTATACAAGAGCAGTTGGACAAACTTGTTCTTATGATTCAGGAAGCTAAGTATAGTGGCGATAAGGCCCTTACTCAGATTGGCGCACTGCCCAACATCTCATTGCCTGTGGCTAGTGCTGACAAAGTATTGAAATGGAACACATTGGCAAATGCGTTAGAGAACGCAGCATATTGCGATCCAGCTAGGGTATCCACATTAGAGGCTGGATTAAGCACAACAAATACTAATCTTGGAAATTTAACGACTAGAGTGGGTTCGACTGAATCCGCTATAACAAACATAAATGCCTCACTAACAAAAATAAATGAGGACTTATCTCCAATTATTTCAGACGTTTCTACGTTAAAAACTTGGAGAGAATCTAAAGTTGACCCTTATATAGACGATCTCCGTTCAAGAATCTCACTTATAGAAAAGTTCTTTGGACTAGAGGGGACTGTCGATATTCTGAATAACCAAGTGGTTCCCGTAGAAATTCCTGCATTTTCTTTCGATGGGAACGTTCATACTTCTGTTCGTTTGGACTATGAGATCACTAGGAATACAGGATCAGACTATAGATCATCAACTGGTACTTTGCATCTATGCTTCAAACCAAACAAAGTTTGGGAAATTGATCGTGGAGTAAATCAATTTGATGTAGAGGGTATCAATTTTACCATAACAACTATAGCCAATGATATCTGTAAAGTGTATTATGTATCTGATAATATACTTGGCGGTGGTTATACAGGTGTAATGAAGTACCGCAAATATACCTTTGGGGTGTAAAATGAAAATTATTTTAGCGTTAGCGTGTTTGCTTACAGTCTATACAGTGCAATCCGCTTGGGTTGATGATGTAGGAATCCTAGAAAGAAATACTCCACCAGCAGCAAAGGCCCGAATGGGTACTGTATGGGTGGATGCTATTACCAAGGATTTAATGTTCTTAGATTCCGATGGGGCGCAATACAATATTCTTCTTGGTGGAAGTATTGGTGGGGCAAAGCTTAACGACTTGTCTGATGTGGACACGTTTACAGCGTCACCTACGGCAGGAAGTGTATTGGGTTTTGATGGTACAGTATGGAAACCTAGTACTGTTTCTTCTTCTCTATCAGGCCTATCCGATGTAGATTTAACTACCGTACCACCTACGGCTAATAAGGTTCTTGGATATGATGGAACGAAATGGGTTCCAGCTACTGGTGGTAAAGCCCTTATCGCTGGCCAAGGTGTGACTATAACACAGGATGCCACTACAGCTACAATTAGCTCAGCTGGGAAAACATTAGTTGGCTCTGCTCCTATCGTGATTACCCAAGACTCAACTACTGCAACTCTATCTCTCGGACAGACTGACTATCTTGATTTTAACACAGCTTACTCTCCATCGCACTTAGATGGAAGAGTCCATTATGACTCTATAGACAAGACACTCTCTGTTGATATTGATTCGGCCAATGGGGTTGAGCTTCAAGTTGGTCAAGAGCAGTATATTAGAGCCGTTAATAAAACTGGCGGCCCGCTAACTGATGGTCAAGTCGTTTATGTTTCAGGAGCGCAAGGGAATAGGCCAACAATTACACAAGCTCTTGCAACCACTTCTCTATCCAATAGGACAATCGGTGTACTTACGCAAAATATCGCTGATAACGGTGAGGGCATGGTTACAACCAGCGGTGTAGTCGGAGGCTTTAATACTTCTGGCTTTACGGCAGGTGACAGACTCTATCTGTCAAACACCGTAGCAGGTGGAATTACTAATATCTTACCATATGAGCCTATCGTTCAGATTGGATGGGCCCTAAACTCTACTGTATCTGGAAAGATTCTAGTTGATATTAAATCCTTATCACCGGTAGGACAGTCAATCGTTGGTGATGCCAATAACTTTTACTTGGACGCAACAGCCTCATTCGCTGATAATTTAAGCTTATCAACGACTCCATCTTCTTATCCACAAGTTACAAATACAAAAGCGACTACATCTGCGTTATCTCCTGTGTTTATGGAAAGGTTTGTTTCAGGAGCTTTGGGCAGAACATCCATCCCAGCAGGTACTTGGAACTTTGACGTTTATGCGGGGACTTCAAACACTGCTGGACTAAATGAAATAAAGTTTAGAGTTAATAGGCGAGTAGCTCTATCAGGATGCACAGGTACTTTCACAGGAGCAGGTGCAACAAGAACATTTACAGCTACGGGATGCACTCCATTCGTCGCTGGTGATGCTACTGGTAGCATCTTAACAGCCACCCTAATTGAGACTCCGACGCAAACAGCTTGGATTTCTGGCTATACTTCTTCAAGCGTTGTTACAGTTACATTAACTGATCCGGGATTTGCAAACGTATCAAACGTGCCTTTTAACGGAATGTACTATCTCTTATTCAACACAACTACAGGTGATATTAACAGCACTTCTGAGTTAAAAATAATCGCATCAACTCAAGGGGCTTTCTCTGTTAATGAGACCGATAGAATAGTTCTAGCTTTCTTTTCCAGCACAGATCAAGTTGGATCAAGAAATATCTCTATGTACTATGGAGGCACAGCTAGATTTACTCACTTTGATATGCCGTCGTCTGTTAATCATAATGATTTAGCAAGTATTCAGGGTGGATCAGCAAGCCAGTATTACCACTTGAACCAGTCAAAATACAATGCGGTCGAGAACTTAACAGCTAGTGGAACGATGACTCTTTTTACAGGCGATACTCAGACGGCCACAGGAAATTGTACTTACTATGGTGACTCTGTGACGGATGGAAGCCATAGAAGTTGTCAGGTTGGTGGAGCTTTGATTTATTCAAAACGTGTTTCTGGTTCTTGGTCAGAAACTTTTAGAGTGGAGTAGATATGAAAAGAATTTTAACGCTTGTCCTTTGCTGGTTACTTGTATTCGAGGCATTCGCTGGAACGACGTTTAAAGCCAAAACGGCGGCCTCTGTAGCGGGCGGCTACATCACTTCATTAAATAAAGTAGACGGCTCGTTTGAAGACGGGTCTACTCAGTGGAGCGCATCTGTTGGTACTATAGTCCCGACCGCTTCCACTGAGTTTCAAGGAAACTTTAAAGGCGTATG